CGTGGATACAAACGAGCAGTAAAATCTTTTCAAACTAAATTTAGTAAGCTAAAGGAAGTATTAGTATCATGGGATAAGCAACCCTATGGTCAACCTAAACTACAGAAACTACCACTAGGAAGGAAGAAGAAGATAAGCAAATGGTAAGTGATATCGATAATATAAAAGCTATATGCCAAGAAGCATTAGATAATACAGATATAAAAAGTCAAATTCTTTGTGATGATACACACGATTATTATTTATTGGGTAAGGTAGATTTAGCTAATGAAATACTTAATGAGTTAAATAAAAAACCAAAAGAAACCACATCAAAGGAGTGGGTTAAAGGTTATAATAGATGGAACAATGAAAATAAAAAGCGAAAACTTAAACGCAATTAATTCAGAGAGGTTTGTAAATTATATGTGGTATAGTCCCAAACAATGGAGAGAGTGGAAGGCACGAGGCAAGAACCATAAAAAGACATTGACTTTGAATAAAAAGTGTGATATAGGGTTTCAGAATGAGGACATTCAAAATCCGCTTGTTCGGAGCGGGAATATTCGGGGAACATCTAATAAAAAGCGAAAGTGAGCCAACCACAGATCAAATAGAAAACAAAGTTGCCGATCTTATTAATAGTGGGGAGATGAAACTTAAATCAGATGTGGGCTTCCATTCTAAAAATAAATGGACATTAACATATGAGGAAATATTAAATGAATTATAAACAACAACTTGAAGTAGTTAATGGTCTATTCATTCCTCCTGAAACTGAACTAAGAATTGATTGTCCTTTTTGTAATAATAAGAATACATTCCTGATTAATACACAAAACAGCAGTATTAGTTGGCATTGTTTTCATGCTTCATGTAGTGCTAAGGGAAATAAACGTAAAGAAAAAAACATGGATTATGTCAAGAAAGTATTTAGTCAACCTAAAGTTAATGAGTTAGAGAAATTTATATTACCCGATAGCTTTAAATCAGTTCATTCTAATGAAAAGGCATTGATGTATTTACACAAAAATAACTGTTGGGAAGCATGTATGTGGGGTAGGGCAGATATTAAGTACGATGTTAAGCAAGATAGAGTTGTATTTTTAATTAAAAATCCTAAAGATGGCTCGTATGTTGGGGCAGTAGGTCGTGGTCTTAATTCAAAAGTATATCCTAAGTGGTATATGTACACTGATAAAAACATTCCTTTTAAATGTGGGGAATGTAAAGATGCCGTTATAGTTGAGGATTGTGCATCAGCTTGTGCCGTTTCAAATGTACTCACAGGTATTGCTATACTTGGAACATCATTACTTGAAAGTCATAAAAAATACATAAATCCATACAGAAAATTGTATGTTGCTTTAGATCCCGATGCTTCTGCAAAATCTTTTAAGATTGTTAATGATTTAAGGTTTAGTGGCTTTTTAAATGTTGAAGTTAAATCCATCAAAGATGATTTAAAATATTTTACAACTGATGAAATCGAAAAAATGTTTTATGGAAGACAACAGGTATGATAGAAAAACAAATAATAAAACTTCTTCTAAATAAAAAATTCTATACTCGCTATAAGGGTAACATATCCCGATCAGTTTTTGAGGGAAACTTTGGATCATTGTATGATACAATTCAAAAAGCACATGAAAAATATGATAAAGATATTACAATTAGTGAACTATACTCCTTACATACATCTGTATATAATCCGTCATTAACTCGTGCATCAAAAGAACAATTTTCAAAATTATTAGAAGACATAAAACAGACAGAAGAGCCTAGCGAAAGTATTGCCAATGATATAGTTAAAATCATGCACGATAGAGAGATTGCTAGACAAATTGCTGTTGAAGCTACTGAAATTTATAATGGTAAAGATGCAAATTTTAATAATATTCTAGACATAATAGACAAGCATAAAGCGGGTGTGCCTGATAGTAAACTAGATTCTGTGTCGAGTAACATCAGTGATCTGTTAAATGAATTAAATAAAACAACTCAATGGAAATTTAACATACCTGTACTACATGATAATGTTTCAGGATTAGGATCAGGTAATTTAGCTATTTTTTTTGCTAGACCCGAGACAGGAAAAACAGCATTTTGGGTTAGCTTGGTTGGGGGTAGAGGTGGATTTGCAGAACAAGGTGCGAAAGTGCATGCTTTTATTAATGAAGAGCCTGCTGTTAGAACTCAAATGAGATTAATTAATTGTTATACAGGGATGACTAATGCTGAGATTGTTGAAAACATGGACACTGCTCATGCTGAATGGAAAAAAATAAAAAATAATATAACTTTATTAGACACTATTGATTGGACACTTGATGATATAGATAGTCATTGTGAAAAACATAAACCTGATATAGTTGTAATTGATCAGTTGGATAAGATTGGAGTTGATGGTTCCTTTGCTAGAACAGACGAAAAACTTAGAGCGATTTATTCAGGTACTAGAGAGATTGCAAAGAGAAGAAAGTGTTGTGTTATTGCTATATCACAAGCATCTGCTGATGCTCAAAATCGTGCATCTATTTCTTTTGATATGATGGAAAATTCTAAAACAGGTAAAGCAGCTGAAGCTGATTTAATTATTGGGATTGGAAGAAACACAACTGTTGACCCAACAGATAGAACTAGACATTTATGTATAAGTAAAAATAAAATCACAGGCTATCATGGTGAGCCTGATTGTGTATTTAATAAACGTATAAGTAGGTACAGTGCATGAGAAGTTTAATTGAAAGTTTTATTGATGTGGGGTCAGGATTTATATTAGCTATACTTATTCAATTATATATATTTCCTTTTTTTGGTCTATACCCTAGTGTTTTGGATAGTATTGGCATTGCTTTAATATTTACAGGAGTTTCTATTACTCGTTCATGGGGATGGAGAGTATTATTTAAAAGGTACAAATGATAACAGTAGTAGATGTAGAAACTTCTTTTCAAAAAACTAAACATGGTGGAACCGATCCACTTCCGTTTAACCCAAAGAACATACTGGTAAGTGTAGGAATTAATGATGAATACTATTTTACAAATCATAGTGAACGAGTAGATGAAGGATGCTACCATAAAATACAATCTATTTTAGATAAAACCACATTATTGATAGGACATAATATTAAGTTTGATCTGATGTGGCTCTTAGAATCAGGGTTTAAATACAACGGAAGGGTGTACGATACAATGTTAGGGGAGTATATTTTAAATCGTGGTATAAGAAAAAGTTTAACATTAGATATGTGCTGTAAGCGTAGGCGGATTGGATCTAAAGATAAGACAACTCAAGAATTTTTGGACAGAGGTGTTTCATTTGAAAATATACCTGTTAACATTGTTGAAGAGTATGGAAGAGTAGATGTACAAATTACTAGAAAATTATTTGAGTCTCAGATGGAAGATTTTAAGTTAGACAGAAACAAGAATCTTCTAAAAACAGTTAAGATGTCTAATGAGTTTTTAATTGTTCTAATGAATATGGAACAAAATGGTATACATATTGACAACAAGACATTAGGTGATGTGGAAAAACAATATCGTGCTGAGTTTTCTTTTTTAAAACAAAAAATTGAAAGTGTAATATACGAAAAAATGGGAGATACTAAAATAAATCCAGCGAGTCCTGAACAGTTATCGTGGCTAATCTATTCAAAGAAACCTATAGATAAAAATGAATGGGCTAAAGTATTTAATATTGGGATTGATAAATCAACAGGTAAAAATAAACGCAGACCTAGATATTCGTTCAGCATGTTTAGAGATCTTATTAGAAGACACACAGAGCCTATATACAAAACAACTGCTGAACAATGTAGAGATTGTAAAGGAAAAGGTGTTATTAAAAAAATGAAAATAGATGGTACGCCATACAAAAAATACACAAAGTGTGCTTCCTGTGATGGTGATGGATTCAAATATAGTAGTCTTGCTAAAATTGCAGGATTTAATCAAAGACCTAGGAGTGTATACGATGTTGCTGAAGCTGGGTTTAGAACAGATAGAATAACACTTAATAAAATTGTGGGCGAAGCTGAAGGCGAACTTAAACAATTTGTTGAAGCTATAATTAGACACAACGCAATTGATACCTATTTAAATACATTTGTTGAGGGTATTAAGAGTTTTACAAATGAGAAGAATCTATTACATCCTAAATTTATGCAAGCTATAACTGCAACAGGAAGATTATCTAGCCGTGATCCTAATTTTCAAAATCAACCTCGTGGAAAAACATTTCCTATTCGTAAAGTTGTGACATCTAGATTTGATAAAGGAAGTATACTTGAAGTAGACTTCGCACAATTAGAATTTAGAACTGCTGTATTTTTAGCACA